CTTGAACCTATCTGTGCGTAATCTCCACTTGAACCTATCTTTGCGGAATCTCCACTTGAACCTATCTTTGCGGAATATCCACTTGAACCTATCTGTGCGTAATCTCCACTTGAACCTATCTGTGCGTAATCTCCACTTGAACCTATCTTTGCGGAATCTCCACCGCTATCAATTTCGTTATCTTTCACAGACTCAATTCTTGTTTTTTCAATAGTAAAATCTACGCAAGCCTTAACAAACCCTTTAAGCCCAAGTTTCGCACCAATATGGAGCTTATTTGTAGCTGTTTTATTCCCCTTTTTATAAACATCTCCAATAGCTTCAATATCTGCAAAATCTGGAATGTCACCATTTTCATCAACAAGCTGATAATAATCCAGCACATCAAATGGATTTTCGCAGAAATGCATTACACCTGCTTCACATATTTCGTTTCCGTTTTCTTCATATGTAGTATTTTCTTCGTACCGCTTACCTCTGCATATCATTCCTTTGTTAAATGCTTTATACCCTTTTATACTCATCAGTTTTCCTCACTTTCTTCAAAATGTTCTTTTATATCCAATCCGTCATCGTCATACCACTCGCACCATTCCTGCTCTTCCTCGTCAAAATACTCAAGCCCGGAAACGTTACAGTAATCCGGCTTTATGTTATTTTCGTACTGAAACAAGTCATAATCCCATAATGTATTAAGGATTTTCCAAGCCTGTTCAATGCTTTCAACTTCAACATAGAAATTATTAACTTTACCAACCTGACAATTATGCCAAACTCTTAATTTCGTCATATTATCCCTCCACAATCTCTAATTTCTCACTATCATTAACAATCAGCATAATTAACTGGCTGTCTACCATTTCAGTGACTTTCTTCCGGTTTTCTTCATCTAAGCTCTCACTATCATCAAGAATGATAGGTACCGATATGCCACTAATCTTCTGAATTGAACTGCAAATGTCAACTCTACCTAAAATCCTATTGCCCTTGTTACTCATAGTTGTTAAAATGCTCTTTCCGTCAACAGTAGGTATGCAACAGCTCTTGTAATTGCCATTCTTGGCATATTCAAACAACTGCCACTTAACTAACCCGAAATGACTGTTTACTGCTTCTGTCAAGGCTTCGTTCTTAGCCTTATCCAGTTCGTCAAGTAAATCAAGAATCTTCTCGGCATTAGCCTTATTCTGTTCAGAATCAATCCTTGTCTGCTTTAATTCTTCAAGTCGCTGTTCATCTGCTGCCGTATCAGACTTTACAATCTGGCTTTCACATTCTGCTAACTGCTGCCTTAAAGCTGTTTCCTGTGCCTTTAATTCTGCCTTAACTGCTGAAATATCGTTAGCCTTGTGCATAGCCTGTTCTTTTTCTGCAATCTGCTGTTCGAGCACCTTGTATTCCTCGGTAGTTGACACATCAATTTCCTGTGGAAGCTCTGATAACTGCTTTTCAAGGTCTGCAACTTCTTTTTCCAGCTTCTTCTGATTAGCAATATTGTCTTTGTTGCATTCCTCTAACTTAGGTATCATATCTCTTGCATTATCAATGCCTGCCTTAACTTCTAATCCGTCCTTTTCAACCTTTGCCAGCCTATCAGCTTTTGTCTTTTCAAATGAGCTTCTAAGGCTTTCAATTTCTTCTGTTGGCAGTTCTCTATGACAAGCAGGGCAAACTGCTGTATTCTCGTCAAACTTTTCTTCTTTAATCTTATTCCAAACATCAGCAAGTCTGTTTCTTTCTCTCGTGCCACTCTCAATATCGTTCTGATAGCCGTATATTTCAGAATTATTTTTCTGAATAGTATCAGCTATGTTGAAAAGATAATCTTTCTTATCAGAAATCTTATTCTCAATCTCTCTCCTAGCCTTAACATTATCCTCATTGGCTTTGCGTGACATATCACTAAGTTCAAACTTCAAGTTGAGAACATCTGAACTAGCCTTGTCATATTCAGCCATCAGCTTTTCATTGTCTGTCTGCTTTGCCACGCAATCAGCAATCTGTTCTTTAAGGCTGTTCTTCTGTAATTCAAGGTCAGATACTTCAATAGCCTGTTTAAGCTGCACATCACGCTCTTTCTCTTCAATCTGCCCTTTCAGCTTTTTAGCATTATCATCAACATCTTTTTTGATTTTATTTTTCATAGCACGTATTTCTTCGCATGTGTATTTTTCAAGAAGTGGTACCAATTCGGCAAGTTCGCTTTTAGACTTTGCCATATCAAGGTCGGTTGTTTTCTTTACTAAACTGAAAAGATATTCTCTCATTTCCTTTGGCTTCTGTGTAAGAAATACATTGATATTGCTACACATTTTGAAAATGTTCATATTAACATCAAGATATTCATTGAATGCCTTTAATGTCTTTGAAACGCTGTTGATATAATATGAATTAGGGTCTTTTACAGTTGTTATAACAACTCCGTCCTTTATTACTTCTTCATAAGTACGCTTCTGTACTTTCTTCATAGTGATTTCTTTTCCGTCAACATCAAGTGTAAGTTCAACACTTGTGTCCATATCATCAACGGATTTTCCGTCAACTTCTCGTCTGACAACTGGATTATCCTTTAACTCATAATCACAGTTAAACAAGCACCACAAGTAAGCTGTGGCAATAGTCGACTTGCCCTTGCCATTCTTAGCCATAATCTTTGTAATAGCATAAAAATCAAACTCTGCGTGTGCATAACACATAAAGTTTTCAAGTACTACCCTTTTTAAAGTTGCTCTCATAAACAATATCCTTTCCTTATTAAATATTCATAACAAATACGCCATCTTCAACTTGAAAGTTATCAATTTCCCTATCCGCATAGGCTGAATACTTAGCTTCCTCAAATGAGCCATTAAATACTGTTCTGTATTGTGGTGTCCATATCTGGCATACCACATCTTCATCAATAGCCATACTTGCTAAATCTCTAACTGTAATATCACTATGCATTGGCTTCACCCTCCTCTGCGTAATCAATTCTGCTTACTGATACTTCATAAGCAACCCTTGTTTCAATCTCATTGTCACTTATCTTCTTAGCGTACTCTCTGCTCTGGAATCTTCCCTGGATCTGAATGTGTTCTCCAACTTCAAGCCCACCTGCAAATCTCGCATTTCTTCCCCATGCTATACATGGTATGTAATCTGATTTGCCATATGGTCTGTTTACTGCCACTAAGATATCTGCAATCTCTCTGCCCTTTGGAGTACATCTGTATATAGGTGGTTTGCAGATATGAGCGTCAAGTATAACTGTATTAATATTTTCCTCGAATGGTAGTTCTGTTGCGTCCTGTGCCAGTATTTCAAGTTCTCTTGCAAATACAGATAAAATCAGCTTGCGTTTCACATCATCAATGTGTCTGTTAAAACTTCTTATCTGCCCTAAAACTGTGACAACCTGTCCTACCTTGATTTCTCTGATATCAACAAGCCTGTCCGATATCATTACTGGTAATGTATCCTTGTTACCACTTGTTCTTGAACACTTGAGCAAGAATACATAAAACCCCTCGCCAAGTACTTCATGCGAGTACTTTGGCTCTTTCTCAACTACTCCTGCTAATGTGATATTATTGTTATTAATTGCATTTTCCATTTTTCTCTCCTTACTTTAATATGTAACTTCCTATTGGTACTTTATCCATTCTTTCAATCAGATGGATTTTGCAGCTAAAAGTATAGAATTTTCTAAAATCCTTTTCTCTCATGGCTCTCTGCCTGTTTCTATTCAACTTAATGATTCTTTTTATGCTACTCATTGGCACTCTCCTTACATCTGTAATACATCGTTGTTATAACCCCTCTTGCTGTGAGACAGTCATAATTCTTCCATGCTGATAAATCATGGTTAGCTGATTTAATTGCTGTTCTAATTGACCTTTCAACAGCACATCTTGACTTGCCTACTGTACTGGCAATGCTATTGTAAATTTCTTCCATTGTTATAGAAGAATTGAACCGTTTAACAGCTTCAATTATGTAGATGTAACCTTTTTTATTGGAGAGAATACCTAAGTTGAACATTTCTTCTCTTATCCTTGCTTCCATAAACACTCCTTACTTGTAGCAAAAGTACATGTTCTGCACTTTTTTATAAACACCGCTACCTTGTTTAAATTCAGCTTGATACAACACATTGCTAGGTATGTCATATCCGCTTATTAATAATTCTTCTGCTATTCTCCAACACCTTTCTGTTGGTTCTTTATAGAATCCGCTGTTCATAAGCTCTGTACATTGATATTGCCCTGGCTGATATATAACTTCTTCAATGCTGTTAGGAAAATACTCACTTTGTACTCGGTTCAAAACAACGGCTCCTGCAAGATATAGCATTTCATCGTCGTTACATGTCGCTCCGCATTCGCCCATCAGTAAATGTGCCATGAGCGATAACTCATATTCATCAACACTTATCTCTCCAGTTTCAACCTTATAATCAACATGTGAGTTGTAGCATTCACTTAACACTGCGCTCTGCTGATTAATCTTAGCTTGCGGCTGTACCGGTCTTAGAATCAACGCTATAAGGCTAATTCCTGCCAGTGTTGCGGATATGTTAATTATCTTTTCTTTCATACTCTTTTATCCTTTTCATTAGGCACAATGGCGGTTCGTAAGAATCAATGAACTCATGCACATCTGCTAAATCATCACGCTTAATGCAACTAAAACGACACCCGACTTCGCGTTCTACCTGCGCGTATATATCCATGCAGACTTCATTGATTAAGCCTTTGTCACTTATGCCGCCTGTAACAGCAATAACTCTCTTACTTTCATGTTTTGTAATGCCCTGTATTTCATCAAAAGTTAATAAATCATCAAATGGAAACACTGTTATCTCCTTTCAAGAACTTATTAACAAAGTAAACCTGTCCTTTGCCTGTTACCTTTGGCGTGCGTGTAATTCTTACGCTTCCATCTGGATTAACAAGGTTGCTTTCCTTGATTTCAAATAACCCCTGCTCAATGTACCTCTGCGTCGGCATATTGTAAGAACTGCCACTCTTAATCAGATAGCCCTTATCTCTTAACCATACAAATAATCGCTTCTGCCCGATTTGCACACCATTCTGACAAATCAACTTTGCTAAATCTCCAACAAGGATTGATGTATGGCTTGTTGCTACTGCGTCCGCAAAAATCTCTTTAGGTTTCATCTGTTCAATTCTTGCCTGCTTCTGTTCGATTATCTTATCTCTTTCAGCTATCTTGTTATTGGCTACAAGAAGTGCCTTTGCCATGAGTTCTTCATCAGACATTGTTTCCTGCCCTGCTATGTAGCCGCCGTTCTTTCTGATTGATGGAAGAACTTCTGATGTAACCCATTCTGTAAATCTTTCTGCACTTTCTTTACGGCTCTGAAAGATTGTCTTGTAAAGATTGCTCTCGTTGATAAAGTTCATTCTTACTTTCTGAATCGCTGGAGTGCCATCAGCTTTAATACCTGTCTGTACCCCTACCTCATTAGTAATGACCCCATCTTCTTTAAGTCTTGTTTTTAGCTGACTTACATTTGATATTTCCAATGCCTTGCACACATCAGCCAAGCAAAACATAGGTTCATCATCTTTAGTAATGGTTCGGATTTCTCCAAACTCTGAATTGCTAAAAATCTGTAGCTCCATAAACATTCCTTTCTAAATAATGTGTGATATATTTTGACCTTTTAAGGTGCATTTGAGCAATTTTGCTCATTCCTATCTGCTGTAACTTGTAGAACTTTATATTTATTGATACAATAGAGAAGTGATGGTAGACACTTTCCAATTGGTAGGTAATTCACACTTGATACGAACAGGACGCTATTCCTGTCAAAAAGAACTAATGATGTTTGAATAAAAGTTTGCAACTATTTACCGCTGCCATCACTTTTCTATTGCATCAATATCAAAAATTCTGTTTCTTATCGTTTCTTAATTAGCAATCAACAAGTGCTGTTTTGCCAACTTTTTCCGCCTGTGCATTAAGCTCTTCGCAAACCTTGTCAATTTTTGCGGCTACTGGACTGTTTTCTAACTCTACAAGCACCCTTAAAGCTGAAATTTCCAATTCTGCCTTTTCTTTCGCGGATATGTCGCTTTTTCTTGTTTTCTCTAAGTCCTCAAGTATGTAATCTTTTAATAAATTAATTTGAATTTCATTCATTGTTATTATTATCTCCTTTTTATGTTATAATTCCTTTACTAAATAAAGAAAGGTGGTGTAAATATGTTTCTAAAATTTCAAATAACTTGCACTTGTTATAGCAGATATACTATTAACGAAGATATATCTACTAGCAAGATTGTTTGCCCTAACTGTGGTCTTGAATATCCTTACTCTGACAAAGTATTATCTATACTCAAGACTGCTAAAGAAATACCTGACAATACATCTTTTGAAGAATGTTGCATTAAGGCTATTTCTGAATTTGAAGATATGAAGAATTGTCAAGAATAATCTTCATATAATCTAAAAACCCTTTGGCTTCTAAAACGGATAAGTTATGTTGGGCAATTAATGCTTTCGTGTCAGCAATCAATTCGCTTATATCTTGTCCGTTGCAGTGAAGCCTTTCATAGAAGCAACTTCCCTCTATCGTTTTTGTCATTTCATTTTGGATAGCTTTTCTTGTGACTTCTGCCATTCTTACTCCTTTCTGTCATTGTTACATTCCTTATCACTTTTTTCTGCCATATTCTCGACCTTGCCAAGAATATAACCCTTGTCAAAATCTGACATCTTAGGAATTGCTTCTTTTAACTTCTCAACTACTTCTTTTTCCTTTTCACTCATTCAATTCACTTCCTTTCTGTGATATAATCCTCTTATTCTAAATAGGAAAAGAGGTGAAAAATATGGATAGCAAGCAACTTGCTGACCGATACGCTATTGCTAAGTTGTTGGGTTATCAAGACAGTGTTGAACAATTCAAAATTGAGTACCGCAAATACTATGATGAATTTATGTCTACTATTGATAACAAACCAGCTAAGGTAGAAGTTATATCTAATCCTTTTCGTTAAAGCTTTATAGCGTTCAATGCGTTGGTGAGAGAATCGAGTATTTTACATTCACTTTGTAACGCTTCGTTTTTCTCACCATTTACCGCATTGTAGGCAAGTCCAAGCGCAAACCATTCAACATAATCTCTTAGTGTCCGTTCCTCATCATCTCCGCTTATAGAAAAAGGTCCTGTCATTTTTTCATCTCCTTTCTGTTCATTTGATGTACACACAATAGCACATTAAATATACATTGTCAATGCTTTTTGTTGACTTAATGTACATTTTATGTTATTATACTTTTCAAGAAAGGAGGAACTACTTATGAATGAGAGAATTAAAAAAATCAGAAATAGCTTGAATATAAGTCAAACTGATTTTGCTCAAAAACTATCTGTATCCCGTTCTGCTGTTTGTAAAATGGAAAGCGGAGAAAATTATCCGTCAGAACAGACTATAAAACTGATATGTAGGGAATTTTCCGTTAATGAAGATTGGTTACGGACAGGCGATGGCGAAATGTTTATAGAGAAATCCAAAGATGAACAGATTGCTGAAATGCTTGGAGATATTCAAAGAAGCGGTGAAGACAATTTCAGACATAGGCTTGTATCTGCGTTGTCTAAGCTAAATAAAGAAGATTGGGAAAGTTTGGAAAAACTGATTGACTTGATAAATGAGAGATAGTAAATTTGTTAAGCCGAGAATAAGCAAAGACCGAGAAAAAATCTCGGTCTTTTTCTTTTACCTTAAAAGTGTTTTAATGTAGCTGTATATTGTTTTTAGCCAATGATTATTATTACAATTATTGATTAGTTCAATTATCTTCTGTTTATATTCCTCATTCTCCATATATCCCCCTTATTGCACGATATAACACTGGTAGCGATGGTGTTATTATAGAACATCTGTTCTTGCATGTCAACCTACCCCCAGTAGATTAACAGTTTTCAGCGACAGTACCGCCAACGCCAATCAAACGGCACTGTCTAGCCGAAACTTGAAGATTCTGCCCGAACTCTCTCGGACAATTATTATTATAAATACTGATAATGTAAAAATCAACTTAAAGATATCGCAAGTTTCGACAACATTCGACAAATTATGCACATTGTGATATGATTAGTTAAATTAAATTTAAGGGGGATTTGTCTATGAAAAAGAGAATTGTAAGCATTATGCTTGTTATGTGCTTATTGAGCCTTGTAGCGTGTCAGAATAGTACTTCTGATAGTAATGCTGAAAGTACCAGTGAAGTCCAGACAGAACAAGAAACATTATTATCAAGAGACAAGAGTGCATATCCTGATGATATAACTGTTGAAATGCTCAAGCGTACACCTAATAAGTATATTGATAAAGAATTCAAGTTGACAGGCAATATTGTAGCAGAATTAAAATATGATGGGGAGGTCGAAGATAAAGACGGAAATACGCATACTGGTGAAGAATCCAGTGAATATATTGCTTGCTATTATTTAGCTGTTAATGGCAATAATGATGATACTGTTGTTTTGACATATTATAGAGACGATTTTGATTATAATTTGCTTGTTGGCGATAATGTGACAATGTATGGAACACTTCTTGAGGGTGGTATGGAATTTAAGAAAACAAACGGAACCATAACAACCATTCCTGCTGTTATAGCTGTTATGATAGATTTGAATAATTAAAATATTACCGGGAGCATTACACTCCCGGTATTTTTATTAAGGTTAGACTAATTCACAATCGGCTACATTGACCGCTGCGAATAATTCTCCGTCATGCACAAGTACAACCCTGTCTCCATTTTTTTCTGATACTGTATACTCGTCATACCAAGCCTTAATAGGCGTGCCGTCATAATCAGTATCGCCGACAAATCTCACTGTGCTACCCTCTTCAATGTCTTCACTAAATGGGATATCAGTAGGTGTATCATCAGAACTTGCACCGCCGGCAAATTCAAGATTAGCAATATTTACTGCGGCTGTGATTGTTGTACCGATACCTATAACAATTCTGTCTCCGTCCTCTTCAATTACATCATATTCATCATAATATACCGCAAATCTTGCACCGTCATAACCAATGTTATCAAGCACTCTGACTTTCTTGCCGTCACCACGACTTACTGTATCCGTGTTGACGTCATTGTCATTGTCATAAATGCACTTAACAAGGCTGATGTTATCCTCGTCAATAGCAGCAGTAGTTACGCCGTCAACACCGATAACAACTCTTCTGCCACTAGCTGATAAGACACTGTACTTATCATAGTAAGTGCTGAATGGCTCACCATTATCGTGCTGGATAGCGTTAATAACCTTAACTGTATCGCCCTTATGGTATTTAGTGTCTGGTACTGGCTCATAGTCTGGCACTGTGATTTCTTCAACGACATGGTCTGTACAATAATCAGTGTAACAGTAGTTCTGGTCTACTGTCTGTCCGTTAATCTGTGTGTCTCTAAGATAATTAACACTTCCGCCAAACTGCCACATATCATAATCAACAGCGATGTTAGGGTTATTGCTAGAATACTTAGCAACCCACACGGCATAACCAGCTTCTTTTACTCTCGAAATATCTACATAATTGTTAATGCAGTTCTCATATGAGTATAAGCCGACATTTTTATATCCTGCATTTCTCATTTCATCAAGAAACGCCATAATAATGTCTGTAAGGTCGTTACCAGTAACCATGCCTGCTTCAACATCATAGAACACTGGGTAGCAGAATGATTTACCTGCTAAAAGCTGTGCAAAATATCGGGCTTCATTTACAGCTTCATCAGTGCTTAATGCGTTGCCAAAGAAATAGGCTCCCTTGTGGATTCCTGCACTTTCCAGTTTGTTGTAACTGTTTTCAAACTCTCTATCTTCGTATAAGCCATCATCAGCACCACCTGCCTTGATAATGGCAAAGTCTACACCCTCATTATCCTTTGCACCTTTGAAATCAAAGTCTCCCTGCCACCTTGATGTGTCAATTCCGAATAACTTACTCATAAATTACCTCCTAAATTTAGAAAAATGTGTATCAAAAAAGCACCTTAGTGGAAACACTGGGGTGCTTGATTGTAAATATTATATTGTTAATGTTATGCGGCACTGCCAACCTTACTAATTGCTCATTCCGCGACTAAACTGCAATAATATTAAATGCACCGGTGCAATTACTAAGGCAGTATCTGAAACTTAACTAAATATAAGTGAGCCTGTAATATAATCACCCTTTTGGAATTCGCTTGTAGCCCATGCTCCTTTATTACCATCTTTTGTATAATATCGAGCAAAAGCATAATGCTGACTTGCAGAGCTATATAACAATGTTGTTCCATAGCCTATCAACTTTGCTCGAACTACACCTGTGGCATCATAAGGAATATAATTACTTTTCAATACTTTACTAAAGCTAATACCCATATTTTCAAGAACTGTTTCTATGTCATAATATCCTGTAAAATTATTCTGTGCAGAATCTTGTGTTTCAATTTTGGAGGCATAGTATAAAATCCCTGTTTTGGTAGATTTATTATAATAGCAATAATTATAGCCATAACCTTCAAGAGTACCATCTACACTTGCAATATTTTTGCAAAAAGAGTTTTTAACGTCAATATTACTGTTTAGTTGCGTAACTTCATCACGAAGATTACTAATCATATCATTGTTATTCTTAATGCCTGCGTCCATTGCATTTAAGTTTGCCGCACTAAGCGGAGTACTTTTACTTGGCGATTGTTGCCAGTTTACACGGCTGTACGAAAGAAATCCAGTTAAGCTCATAATTTGCCTCCTAAAAAATAAGAGTGCAGGCTTAAACCCACACTCTCTGATGATTTACTCTGTTATTGTATCTGCTGTATCTGAACCGACTGTCTGCTGTTCATTCTTTAATAGCTTATTAACTTCTGATTTAAAATTCTCATAATCAGTATCACATTGTGTCTGATTTGCAAGGTATAGTTCCTTGTTAGTGATTGTCTGACTAATTGTCAGTGAACCAGTTTCCGGCACAGCCGCATACATTGTCATAGCTGATTGACCGTTAATCACTGATGTTCCGCTTAAGTTTGTTGTCTTTGTTATGCTTAACATATTGTTTTCCTTTCTACCGCTGTGCGGATTTAGTACCAATTTTTTTCTGCCCAATCCCATGTAGCGACAGCTACATCGTCAACGTATATAGTTAAAACGCTTCCGCTCCAATCAAATGTTACTGGATTTCTCATAGACAAAGCAGGTCGCATATAGTTTTTAAGTGAAGGGTGGTATAGCTTAACATTTAAGTAGTCATTAAAAACACATTCGCTTCTACTTAGTATCCATTTCGTTCCTGAACCATCATCGTTTGACATTTCAATGTAGTGTCCCTGTATCTGTAAAAATGCCCCTGTACTGCTTTTCATAAGGTATTCACCACCAATAATAGTAGTGGTCATTGTAATACCTCCGTCAGTTACATTTACATTTTTAAATGTGCCTTCTAGGTCAGCATCAACAGCTTTTAGCTTCTTACAGTCTATCGAACCATCTGCTGAAATAGTAGTATTAGTAGATGTAAGCGTGAACAGATTACCATTGATATTAACAGACTTATTACCGGTTATATTAATTGTTCCACTTGCATTAAGTGTTATATCGTCTGCAATAGCTTCAATTGCAGATTTAAGTTCTCCGCTTGTCGGGTCTTTCTTAATGTATGCTTCAAGGCTTGCTGTTGTAGCATAGCTTTTAAGACTGTCGGTTGTGGCATAACTTTCAAGGCTCTTCTTTGTAGCGTAATTATTAGACACTTCTAACTTAATACTATTGCTCTCTGCATTAACTGCTTGTGTAATAGCGTTATTAACTTGTACAGTGGTGCTATAATTGTCTCTTATATCAATCTGCGTCTTACTTAATTCAGAGCTGATTGTATTAAGGTTCACCTTTAACGCGGCATTTTGATTAAGAAGGTAAGCGATTTCGGTTGAAGATATTTCTTTCCAACCGTGCGTTCCGTCTATTTTTTTAATCCAACGCCACGCTCTGTTCTGTGCTTCCCAATACGCTATAATGCCTACATAATTATCATATTCTGCTTCTGTGTATTCCCATGTGCTATCACTAGGGTATCTATCATCGCTTGGATATATAGGTACACTCCACTCATTAGCTGGATAATTATCCTTAGTCGGCTCGTATGTCACCTGATATACCTTGAAATCATCGTTGAGTTGCTTGTAAACATCTCCTATTTGCACGCCGAAGCTATCAAGTGTACTTGTAACTGTGTTGAATTTGCTTTCGATAGACTCTCCATTGCGAATATCAGTCCACCACAACTTTTGGTCAATAAAATCTTTAGATTGCTTAATAGCCGAACCCCATAATGTAGAATTGCCGCCAACGGTTGTCTGAATACTCTTGAATACGCTATCAAGGGTTTGCTGTTCACTATCAACATATATCTTCGTTGAATTAAGCGTGTGTGAACCATCATTGTTGATAACATTGAACAGCGATTCTATATTTAACTTGCTTGCGGCAATATCAGCATTATCCTTAACCATATCATCACGGATAACTTGTCGTTGAATACCTTTGTCTGTTAATCCAATAGCGTCAAACATCAAATTGCCTGATTTATCCCAGATATACATGTTGTAATCTGAATTAGCGTCTTTACCTATCTGAACCCTAACCCTATTGCTGTCAGATATTTGAATTGTATTGTCTTTCCACTGTGACTTGCCATCTTCGCTGTGAACAAGTACATTAGTAGTATTAATGTCAAGTGCTGTGATTTTGCTTGCGTCAAGACTATCAATCATTGCTGACTTAATCTGCGCTTCTCCCAAAACAGCAATAACAGAATTAGAGAAATCCGTTGTTATTGTTGTTCCTGTTGCTGAACCGAATATTAATGTCTTGATATCAGCTACACTTGCGTCAAGTATGCCAACTTTCTCATAGTCTACTTTAAGATTTGCAATATCCGCATTAACAGCCTTAAGGCTTTCCACATTAGCATTAATGATATCTGCATATGTTGCATCTAATTTATTTGTTTTAAGGTTATCAATATCAGCATTAACAGCCTTTAAGGTTTCAATGCTTGCGTATCTGATATCAGCTTCATCAACAGATAGTTTATTGATTAGTGCCTTATTAACAATTATCAAGTCAGCATAGTACCGTTCCATCTGCTTAGTAATAGGACCAGAGGCAACGCTTGCATTCTCCGTGTCAGATTGACCTATAGATGTAACAGTATCTATAAGTCCGCCGTCACATTCGTGCGTAATCTGCATTATAGGCACTTTGTAATCAGCGCCACCCTTGTTGACAGTTATAATGTCACCAACTTCTAGTCGGTAATCACCGACAAACTTAACTGTAAGCGGTCTGAATGTAAAACCACCTATCTTTTTATAGACTTCATCAAGAATTGTCTGTGTCATAAACGGATTGGCAAATGTTAATCCTGTTGCTCCGTCACCAGAAGTAATCTGACTTTGTTCTGTGGAACCACTCTTGGTATTGTTGCAAGTCAGCTTCTGTATGATAAAATCCTTGCTTGTTGTAAATGTAACACCCTGCTGATAATACTTATGTCCGTCAAGTACATAACCGCTATCCTTATACCACCTTAATTCAAGGTTTCCGTCAGAATTAATTACCGCATTACAGCCTTGCAACATAGCCATATAACCGATAATTTCTCTGTAGGTATATCCTTGTGGCTTGTCACTGATAGTATGTGCTGTGAATATATTTGTCGCTAAAGATATACCTAACTTGCCACATATCTCATTAAGAATAGCTTTATCTGTGCTAGGAAATGCCATATCCGAGAAGTAAGGCATGTCAGCCTTATACATTCTGTCGTATGCTTCATAGTTTGTGTATTCTCCGTCACTCGTCTGTCTAGTAACTGTAAATATTCCCAACTTAATATACTTAATTTCTGTACCAACCTTAACGCCCTCGAATATGGTAATTTCCTTATTTTCAAGGCTTACTGTTGGCATATAAATAGAAAAGGTAACACCGCTACTGCAAGTGTTACCTATCGTAATTTCGTTATTGGGATTTATTATGTTTTGAAACTTGAAATTGTTAAGTGTTTCGGTATGTTCTTTTTCATCAACAACATACTTGGAATAGTATCTTGCACTATTTCCCTTAACAATTTCCGTTATAGCTGTGTCTAATATCTTCATTCTACACCGCCTTTATTGATTAATTAATGGCTTATCATAAACTCAATTGAGTATAATTTAGCTGGTGTAATTTCTTCGCATTTGTCGAATGCGTCCATAGGAAGCATTGTCATGTCAGGCACTTCAATCTCTTGTTCATTGATTTCCTGTAATTCTTCCTGTAACTTCTTTAAGTTCTCTGATGTAATCTGATACTGATTATCGTTGATAACTGGATTACCACTGTCGTCCTTATCTGCATACTTAACCTTAGTATTTTCTATGGTCTGTAGCGTTGTTTTGTACAGTTCTTCCAATGCCTTAATATTGCACATAACAGCCATAGCAATTCTGCCTGTAGTCTTGTCGTGCGATATGTTACTTAAGCTCTGGAATCTGTCTATTAACTCACTTGTTTTTAGTTTCATGTGGAACTCTCCTTTATTTCTGGATTAAACTTAATTTTGCTCCGACTATAAGTCCGTCCTCATTCTTTGCCCTTGTGAGATACGGATATGTCACATCTCCTGTGTATATTGTCATTTCCTTTTGCGTACCGCCTAAGAATAAAACTTGTGCTGTTGGGAATGGGTTATCTACGTCGCTTACTACATTATCAAGCAATAGTGCCTGTTCACCTGTTAATGGCGGTAATTGAAGCTCTACTTTGTCTTTGATATCCACGATTGTGCCTACCATTTCTCCGTAATCATTTCTTCCTGTATTTTTAGACCATATCTTATTCCTACTGTATGTGTAGCCGTTATATGCTACTGGGAATCTAACCCCCTCAATTACAACTGCGTCAATCAATCAAACCACCCCTTTCAAGGCATTAAAAAAGGAATGCACCATTTCTGATACATTCCTTAGTGTGGTTACAAATTTCTTGCAACCATTATATTTATTTCTGTTTGAGCCATTCTAATATTCTCAAGAAAATCTATGCAACTTCATTGAATAATTGCAGTATAAATTCTCTTCCAAGCTGTGTTATTCTCCTGTGATAAATAACCTTGCCATTGTCGAGGATTTCTTGCTTAATTTCTTCATATCCCATACTGCTGTATGGTGAGTAAAGAACCCAAGTTCCATTGACACTGTATTGAATTTTTTTATCAGCAAGTAACTTGTTAAGTTGAATGGCAGATTTCAGATTCAGTTCCTTAGCAATCTCTGTCATTGTATATGTCTTATTGACATGTGTTAAGATAGCATTCTTTCTTTCTGCTTCAACTCTTGCTTGTCTTTCCTGTTTTAACTTTGTTAATAATTCTATTCCAAAGTCTGGATTATTCAGTATTTCATCAATAACATTATCAGTAGCATATATTCCATTCTTGCGAATTGACGGAATAATCTCATCAGCCACTAATGCTTGAAATTTCTCTGCTGTTTCATTTTTGGCTTTCATTGCTAGTCTGTAGAAGATGTTTTCTGGGATAAAATCGTCTTTCCCCAGCTTGTTGGGGAAACCAATATCCTCTAAATATCTGTTGATTGTTTCCCAACGAATAGATATATATTCCACTCCGTTTTTCTTTTGGGTTTGAGTAAACCCAAGTCCTCTAGCAACATTTTCCAATCTTAAGTACGCAACGCCATTCTGCTCATAGCAGTCTACGCCGCAAATATTCTTAGTGTTCATAGGTACTTTAATCTCATTGTGAGAACTATCTTTTGTAGTTGGATAATTATAACTCATTATTTTACCTCCTACAAAATCTTATCATTTGCTCTAAACGGAATCTATTGCGTAGTGGGAGCATATGCCCACAATGCCTCACGCAATATTTTGATTACACAGTAGGAACATAAGTATCGTCAATAACACCTATTGCTAATTTCATGCCTGCAACAGCGTAAAAACTATTGTTTTCTACCACACAACTGCTAAACATTTCTTCCAATTCAGAATAAACCTTTTCGCTCACAATATCTTTAAGTTTGCTCATAAATGGTTCAAAAAATTCTATATACTTATCTCCCTGCTCTTTTGTACTCATAATCTGATTTGCACATATAATATCTAAAAATTTATCCATAGTTTTCCTCCAAAAAATCTTGAATTTTCCGAAAGAAACTGATATGATAGATTTATCAATTCCTTTCAGAGTTGTGTTTTGGGTAGTCAGTTACCGCCAAGTAATCGTTGACTACTCTTTTTTGTTGTCTTTAAGTTCTTTTTCTACTAACCCGATGCCTTTCATAATGGTATCAGTTCTTGTTAATTCCAATTCATCAGCACATTTCTGAATACGATTAGCTTCATCTTTTGTTATTCTGATATTAAGATTAACATTTCTAGGGTTTTCCTTGTGCGGTCTTCCTGCTGGACTAATAATAATCACTCCTTTCAATTATTGCCCTTGCAATATTTATGTTATAATAATAACTGCCCTTGCAATAATTGTCAAGCACTTTTTCAATAAAAAATGGAACGCACCGAAAGATACGCTCCATTAAATAATTTATTCAAGTGTTAATGTCTTTTTAATAAGTTTTTTATCAATAAATGACGAATGGGCTTCCACCTCTAAATCTACATTACTTCTATCATTTAAAATAAACGCTTCTGCAATTGTAATAGTCGTGTTTGGCTGTATTTCTTTCATAATATTATCTTCCTCTTCGACAACTTTGAGTAAAGGATAATCCAATTCTACGCCATTTTGAAAACAATTTATGTCATAATTATATGCAGCTCTGGTATTGTCTTTAGAATTATTAGTGAAATCAAAATAAACAATAAGTATATCTTTTTCATTATTATTTATAATTTCATGCTTAAGATACTTAAATTCCGTATTGTTATAAGTGGCATTATCACTGCTTTTTTCTGTTGTGGTATTAGTGTTTTCTGTCTTTGTATCGGTACTTCTATTGCCGTAAACTATTATCAAGACTAAGACAAAAGCTATTGCCAAACCGATGTAAAGTTTCTTTTTCTTTTTCATATTGCGTTACCCCTTTGCTTTTTATATAGCAAAAGAATAGCACAATACTTTTGTCTTATCAATACGGAAAAGCTGCTTGACCTGTCATATTTGTATAACTGTTAGCTTTATCTTGCACCATTGTAAACAGCTTATCTGCGTCACCTTGTAATGTTATGTTTACATTGTTGTTAGCTTCTGACATAGCCGCTACAACTGCATTGTAAACCGCTGGATAAACTGCGTTGGCGATACCTGTTGTAATTTCTTGCTGATTGGCTACCGCTGTTCTTCCGTCCATAGTACCAACCATTTCGGGTCCAACTTCGTTTGCGACAAATAATTGTCCTTTGCCTGGGAATCCGCCGTTTGCATACCAATCAATACTGACTTTTGGCACTTTAGGCGGTGCAAGACTAAATTCTCCGTCAATCTTAAAGTGTGGTGTATCAATGTGTGGAAATTCAAGTCCTAAATCATTCCACCACTGCTTAAAGCTGTTCCAAGCGTTCTGTATCTTAGTTTTAAAATCTTCGATAGCTACAGAAATGCGTTGAAGTGCTGGTTTGCTATCCCACCAATCTACAACATCATCCCACTTCCCTTGAATACCTTTTTTAATTCCGTCAGCTAAGTTTTCCCATTTTTCCTTAGTAAACCACGGTCTCACATCATTGCTCCACCAAGAAACAATTGCAAGACTGTTCCACCAACCAACGATTGAATCCCATTTTTCTTGTATTCCTAATTTCATTCCATCAACAGCGTCAACCCATGTTTCTTTTTCAAACCACGGTGCAACATTATTATTCCACCAGCTAACAATAGCTGTATTGCCCCACCAATCTGAAAAACTGTTCCATTTTTCGCTTAAAGATGTTTTTATGTTGTCTCCCAGTTCTCCCCATTTTTCCTTAGTAAACCAAGGTGCAACACTTGCAGTCCACCAATTTGCTATATCATCTTTATGCCCGAATGTGATAGTTTCTATCACTCCGTCAATAAAGCTAGGTAAATCTTCAAATGGTGCTTTTATAAGATATGCTAATTGGTCAAACATTGACATATCTATTTTCTCGCCTGTAAGTGCTTCATTTAGTTTATTGCCTATATTAAATCCAATAATAGCTGCACCAATGCCACCTACGATTCCCGCTCCAATAGTTAAGCCTATTTCTGTCGCTGTACCAGCTCCCATTATTACAGATAAGTCAGTAGTTAGCATAGTTTGCAGACCTTTTAATAGTCCACCTCCATCAGCAAAACTCTTTAATCCTTTCTTTATAGCACTCCAACTTAATGCGTCTGATATTCTTTCTCCTATTTTTTTGCCTAAACCGGTAAACTTCATAACTCCAAGAACTGACATGATTGTAGTTTCAACGGGTGCAGATTGAAATAGTCCTTGCCATATTTCAATAGCTGCTTTTATAGCTTCCCAGATTGCCCTGCCTACACTTGAAAGAACTTCTACCCAATCAATTCCAGCAAGATAATCTCCCATTTTTCTGCCTATTCCGTACCAGTCTACTTTATCAATGGCATCTGCGAACCAATTAAAAATTCCTGCCACAAGGTTAGATGTATCTTGTCCTGCTGCATAAAAATCCCCGATTGCAAAGTCTTTAAATATCTTCCTAACAGGTTCAAGTGCTTTCTCTATCTTATCAGCCCAAGCAACTGCCGAATTTTCCATATTGGCAAATGCTTTATTCCACGCCGCTTCATATTCTGCCGCCGCCTTAGTAATATCGTCTGTTAAATCAATAGTGCTACCACCACCGCCACTTGAGCCTTTGCTTGAGCTTGTATCGTCCTGTAATTTATTTATTTCATCAAATCCCATAAGGGATAATGTAGCTTTCTTAGCTGAATCAGCTACATCTTGGTAGCCGTCTGAAATATCTTCCAAGCCGTCTGATGTGTCTTTATATCCGCTTTGTCCAAAGCTCTCAAAGTCAATCTTTACCCCCATTAAAGAAGCAAGGTTGACTAATAATCTTTTGATTGCAATAGTTACTCCGTTTACTATCGGCATAACTTTTGAAAGAATTGGGATAAATAGCTGTCCTGCTACCATTCCTACTTCTTTCATATTGTTACTGAACTGGCGTAACATATTACTTGGGGAGTTGATTGTCAAATTTGTTATCGTATAGGCTCTTTATCCTATACTTCTTATGGTTTCCTATAAGTTCAGAGTACATTATCACCCACATCATTATGTTTGGTTTGGTGGTAGCCACTTCCACCTCATACTGCCCTATATGCAGTAGTGTCGGACACTCTTGGGAATATTATATTTATTCAATTCCTACTCGTTACGATACTCAATAGCCTATTCGCAATCTATTGAGTTATCTCGGTATTAGCATAGTTGAAAACTTTAGCCTTCACCGATTTTGCCCGATTGTCATAAGACATTTCTATTCTTATGCAACACTTGGAAGATAAGTTATATCAGCTTTCTTCCGTCTATTAGCTAAATCACCCCAAGATACCTTACTTTGGTCTAATATCGCCAACACTCTTAACTGCTGTTTTTCCATCTGTGTCATTTCTGATACAGACTTAGAAATACCTAAGTTATAAGCATATGTCGCTAATGTAGCATTGGTAATATCAATACCATATTTATACAATGCCCTTGATTGACCGATTAAGCCGCTTTGTAAGTTCTGCGCTACTGTTGAATAGTCCACATTAAAAAGTGAGCTTATATCGCCTGCAAGCATTGTCATTGACTTTGTTATTGCCGTTGTCGCTTCGCCTGTCTGTCCTAATGAGTTAGTGACAGAAGCTAACTGCGAAGCGTACTGTGTTATCTCTTGTATGTTAAGTCCTAAGTTCTTCGCTCCGCTTTCTTCAAGCAAACCGCCTTGAACATTAACTTTTAAGCCAGATAGCTTTCCAAGAGTATCATTTACTCTGCTTTGAAAACTTTCTGCGTATGCTGTTGCGTTATCATATCCGTACTTTTCGTAATCATTATCCCATTCTGAACCAATCTTACCAAACGCTACTGCTTGATAGTTGAACGCTTCAATGTAATCTGTCGTTGACTTGATGGCTTCTATAAGCTTCTTGCTGCCACGAATTACCATAAAATAGGTGGCATAAAACTTACCTATTGCACTTGCCAAGTTCCAACTACTTCTAGTTGCTGTCCTAGCACTTGTAGAAACGCCATACAGCGACTTTTGAAGTGAGTTTGAAGAAGTACCCACCTTGCTACCTTGACTAGCAAGATTAGCCAATGCGTTAGTCATTTGAATAACATTCTGGCTTACTGTTGGTGCTCTTGATAGCGTTGTCATTAAGCCATTTAAAGCATTGCCCAATTTTGGAATGTTTACAACGGCGTTTTCTATACTCTTACTGCCTAGCTTACCAAGTGACTTTGCAAATTCTGTGACTTGTGTTGCATTTTGCGGAATAGCTGATATGCTTGCAACTGCCTTTGTGACAGCTTGAAGTGATGTAGCTGTGTTAGTTAGTGCAACCGAATCAACAGAACCTATCTTTGTGATGTTCTTAGCAAGTCTTGTAAAATCTGCTGTTCCTGCGTTCATATTCTGCATAGCAGAACCTAACTGACTAACACCACTCGCAAGACCGCTTAGTGATGAACCATTCACAGTTGCAAGTGATGTTGACAGCCTTGTAAGCTGATTTATCAGTTTATCAACAGAATTGATAGCTTTAGTGGCAGTACCGGTAATTTTGACTTCTAACGAATCTAATTCCACGCTTTAACCCCCTTTATAGGATTGTTGGCGGTAGTCCTCTCTTTTCAGCTCGTGCCGCCCATTTCTGTTCATTGAGTAACATTCGCTGTAACTCTTTATCGTAGGTATCTTCTTCGCTTTCTTCCGTTTTTTCTGATAAAATAGCCTGCTTCGGATATTCAATGTGTGTATCTTTACTAAATGCCGCACCAATGCCGCAAGAAATAGCCGGTATTGCATAGACAAAAAACCAGTTATACATTTCTGCATCTCGATTTTGTCTATCAATCTTTTTGCCTTTTGCGTATAGTAATAATTTTGTAGGTGTCATTTTAAGAAAGTCTGAATAACTAATACCTAGTGAACTGGCTAAAACAAAGTATTCTTCCCAGATTATTTTGTGGAAGTCTGCTTTTTCTTGTGGTCCTGTGGAACTACTGTCGGCTTCTTCTGTTCCTGTGTTGCTTCTTCCACATTGTTCGCCATCTCCTCTAACATCGCTGTTATTCCGCTCAACTCGAAAAAACCATCATCTTCCATCGCTTTCTTGATTTCTTCAAACAATGTTCTATATCCGTAACTCTTATCTGTCTTTCTTTTCTCTGTAATATATGCTCTAGTGAGTTCCTTTGCTTCATCCATAGTTACTGGGTTATTGTCAATACAGCCTGCATAAATGGCGGTAATGCAAATCTCTGGCACATCTGCTGTCATATTTGCCAAGCCGTCAAAAGAAGCCTGTGCAACACTTTTATCTGTCTGTGCAAGTAAGTAAGAACCGTTAACAACAGAAAACATTTTCTGTACTATCTCTTTGCACTCCGCCGCACCGAAAGAAAACTCAATCTTATATTCATTTCCGTTTACATTAATATTCATCATAATTTTTACCCTTTCCCACCCTATCGTCCATATAGGGAAAGGTGCGGATTTTGCACCGCACCTACCTTTTAAAATAATTATTCTGTTACATCATCAAGATATGATGTGTAGTCGGCTGTTTTGGCGTTTGTGCCACCAATCGACACAGCCTTTGATTTAGTCGATTGGCTTATCATTCCCCCACCTTTGTTACTGTGAATGTGCCACCAGCAGCTTCGACAACTTGAAGCTTGTCTGTGCATTCTATAGGTGAAGTGTTAGGAACTGCTGTTACTGTCATTTCAAGTACCGAATCAGTACCAGAAACATCGTTAGGTGTTGCTGTTACCTGTCCGACAAATGCGTACTTAGCAACCGCACCTAATCCGTCAGAGCCATATAACTGAATAATATCTAACTGCTTGCCCTCCGCCTTGATTAAGTCCTGTAAATAAGCCTTTTCAAGATTTCCTGTGTAAGTCTTAGCGTCAGATGTTTTGATACCCATTAAGAATGTCTGTGAATCATCTTCAAATGTTGTGCTTTCAACTGTGTTAGGTGCTGATACTGGTGCTGAAATTGACTTAGCCGCAACCATTAACTTATATGAGCCTGCAAAACCATCTTCGCTATGCTCCTTGTAGATAACTCTAGCTTTATAACTTGTACTTGCCATTGCTTTGTCTACCTCCTAAAAATTTGCAAAAAAATAAGAGCATTTCTGCTCTTTGTTACAATAATCTATCATTTGCCGCTATCATTCTTCTGAATCTAGCGGTACTCTTATGTACTTTATTACTGATTGAGAACTCTGGCATTGCATTGCCTTGAAATCTCATTGTCTTGAATGTATCTGTAATTATCGCCGTAACCTTGCGACAATCGGATTTGCTTGTGTTAGTAGTAACATCTACTTGAAATGTCGCTAATAATGCGTTAACTGTCTGTCCATCAAGTGTTTGTCCTTGTTCAACTGCTGGCAGTAAATGAATGTATACTGTCGGGAATACTGCTTGACCGCTGTTTTCCCCCTCATTGGTTATGACTATCTTTGGATATGTTTTTTTAAGCTGTGCTAGGGTTTTAGCCTTGACAAGTGCTGTGACTGTGTTTTCAAGGTCTGTCGCCCAATCGTTTGCATTTGCCATTAACTAAACACCTCTCTTGCTATCTGCTTATACTGATTAACAATCTCCGTTGTGGCGTTGTACATAGGCATTGTAGCTTTAACGCCGTGTGTATAGTGCCATTGATTATCATTGCCTAAGTAGTACCAGCCATCTTCAAATGCGTGTATCTGCCCTGGGTATGTTCCTACGCCCAAGCTGAAATCATTAGCCTTTGGGTTCTCGTTGCCGCTGTTGTAATGAATACCTGCGCCAAATTCAATTGCTAATAGCGTGTAAAATGGCTCTCTATCTTCTACCTCAACAGTTTTACCGGTAGCAATTAAAATAGCTTGGTAGCCATCTTGAATAGGCTTTCTGTCAACTCTCAATGTTACTGTCCTGCCTAATGGACTTTCATTAACACTCATAATTGCCGCTTTGTCGCCTAATTCTACTAGTCGTTCAACAAGTAATTCACATTTATACTGCAAGCTCTGCTTATACTGTTGTAGCTGTCTGATAGCTTCATTTACGGACTTTTCAGACAAGGATATATTAATTGTATGTCTTGCCATAATGCACCTACTTTACAACTGCTTTAAGCATATACTTAGTTGAATATAATGCCGGCTTAATGCCTACAATCGTGAAATCTGCCGATGTTTCATCAACAAGACTGTCAGATGTGTATGTAGGCTTGCTATCAAGCCATATAAGGTCGCCTTTTTGAATAGGTAATGTATCCCTATCTGTCAGTAAAATAGCGTCAAAATCAGCCGTATCAAAGCCGTATTCTTTGCTTTGTGCTTCTCCGCCGCTGAATGATATGTTTGCTTTGAAATCGACCAGCTCTGAAAAACCCGTTTTTTCTTCAAGGACTTTAGGTATCTTATTTCCCTCATCATCAAGATAAGGAATGAAGTTACCCTCTGTATCGGTATATCCCTCATAAAGGATATTGCCGTCATCATCTCTTTCATAGATAGTTACTGTCTGCCCTTGAAGTGAATACTTCATAGCCTGCTTATTAATGTCAAGCATTGTTCTTTACCTGCTTATAAATCTGATTAACACCTGTGCTTGATAATCCGGACACAATTCCTACTGCGATTGCATTAAGAATATCATTTGCCGGAAAGTCAGGTATTACATACATACCTATAATGCCTAATATACCGCCTGCAACGCCTACAATTATAGGAATGTAATTATCCTTAATGTGTGGAATTGCCTTAGCTCCTAAGCCTATCAGATATGTTATTACAACGATTGCTACAACTGTTGTTACCGATGTTATATCCATTCTGCTATACCTCCTTATCTTCATTAAGTCGTGCTTCCAATCCGTCTATTCGGTGGTGTGCCGACTTTACACTTTCCTCAACCTTAATAATCCTGTTATCGTGAGAATTAAGTTCTTTTCTCATTTCTGTAACTTCATTCTTTATCTCTGTTGTGTTGCTTGATATTGTGTCGAGTTTCATATTTATGCGTGTATTTTCCTTTACACGCTCCGTAAGCTCTGCATTGTCAGACTTTTTGTTGTTCTTAAGATTAAGTCCTAAGGTAAACAGTCCGAAAAAGACGGAAAAAGCAACTGAAATAATGCTTATAATTACTGCTATTGGCATTGATATACCGCCTTTCATAATTAATAATGGCACACCGCCCACCACCCTTAATGTGTGCCGCCTGCTACCATATTGCCGACATCAGCAAAATGGTAACGCACAATCTTCTTTAATATTCTGTAATGCCCTATAGGCGTTATAATACTTTAGCAAATGGAAATACCCCGACAAACAAGCTGTCTCTATCTCTCCAAGTTCTGTTGACACCATTCTCATTGTAGCTTGCCATAAATGCTTCACCTGCTTGTGAATGATCATAGACAGCCAGGTTAACAATAACACTCTCAAATTTCTTCAAGTCCTCGGTTATCATTTCATCTGTGTAGCTGTCGGGGTAATTTCTTCTTGCCTTTACATCTTCTGTAGCCTGTTTAATAAGCTGTTCGATTATTGGATTATCTTCTTTGTTATCGAACACTACCACATCAGATGTTGTTTCATCATCATTTGTGACTGTATCAATATGAAATTGTTTAAGTCTGATTTTAACTTGTTCTAATGTGTATTCCATAATTTAGCTCCTATAATCCTAATTTCTCAATTAGCAGCTTCTTTAACTCTGCTCCCGTAAGTTCTTCTGCGTTGCCTATACCTTGTTCTGCGGCAAAAGCCTGCAAATCAGATGTAGACATGCGATTAATGGTTGTCTTGCTATAACCTAAAAAAGCCCCCTCTTCGGGAACCTCTTCGCCTGCGTTATACCATTTTCCGTTATGAATCACTATATATGGATATATCATAAGTTGCACCCCCTACTCTTCGCTATGAACCTCATATACGAATGTGCTATCCATATTTTCATATGATGGAAGTACAACCTCGGAAGCAAATGTTGACATCTTCATAGGTGGTCCGTACTCTGTCTTTGTAGCGACTGTAATACCTGTACCGTATACTGTTACATCTACATCAGCTATCTGTCTTGCAGTTCTTTCTTCCGGTGTAGTGCCGAACCAAGTGCTACCAAGACTACCCTCTGGAAGAAGTGTAACCTTGTTATCTGGGTAGAAGTACTGCTCCTTGCCATCGTCATCAATGTACATCTTATCGTAAAGTACGATAGTGAGCTTTGTTCTCTTCTGCACTACTGAAATAACAGTATCATCGTCAACTTCAATGGTTGCTGTAAGGTTCTGTGCAAGGATTGAGTTTCTTATCTGTGCATTATCAAGTAAATACTGGAATGTATTGCTATTCATAAGCACATATCTAGCAATCTTGCCCTGCTTCTGTAACTTCTTTCTTGCATTGTTAAGGTCTGTAAGTGGTTTTGAATTAACTGTATCGCTCCACATACTTGTTCCAGATAACTTTGCGTAATGGTCTTTTGCGTATGAACCATCCTTGTCATAATCGTAAGCATACTGAACGCCATCACTTACAATAGCAATTACCGGATGACCTGCATTTGTAGAAAGAAGCGACATTCTCATACGCTCTGGCACAACCTCTGCACCGCTTACAAGGTTATTTGTATCGTCATACACACTTGATAAAGCACTTGCAAGGTATGGGTCGTCAGCAGACTGAATACGCTCGATTTCAAGCATTTCCTCTTCGCCAACTGTCATTCCCTCACGGAAAAATGCCATCTGTGTTTTTTCTTTGCTTAATCCCTCTCTAGCTCTAAGTGTTGGGATTGTGTCAAAGTTGGATGGCGCAAGCGATACTGGAAGTCCTTTGTGTGTCTTAATCCAGCTTAAATCAAGCCCCTGTTTCTTTCTTTCTGGAAACCACTGCAAACCAAGATAAGGTATCTGGTTACTAGCGTTTTCTGTTGCCGATAATGCGATAGACTTACTGTCTAATACTTCATTAATTAACATCTGTTTACCTCCTGTTATTATTCAAATACAATCATTGGAAGAGCCGTCTTAACTGTTTCGTCATATGTAACGCCTGAGTGTGCTTCTGCTACCTTTGTGTTAAGATATGCCTTTTTAAGCACTACTCCCTGTGGTCTGTCTTCTGTTACATCAAATCTTAAGATTCCGATTGCTGTTGCTGTATTATCAGCCACACCTGACTTGTTTACAGGTGTACCAGCTTTTACAATCTTCTTTCCATTCGCATCCTTTTCTGTTACCGTTGAAAAATCAAGTGTTAATGGGATTGCTTCGTTGGGCTCTCTCTTTAAAATCTGAACATCTCCTGCGTATGAAGTCTTTTCATACTGCATATTCATTTCCTTTGCCATTTCTTACCTCCTGCTATTACTGAATGTAATGTGATAAAACGTCATTGTTCTTAGGTGCATTAGATATAAGGCTTTCTGCTATTTTTTCAGCATTTGTCTTATTGTCTGCACCACCTTTATTACTGCCGCCGCCCGGAATATCTTGATTTTTAGCAATCTCCTGTTCCTTAGCCTGTGCCGCAGCTGTTTCTTTCTCGGACATAATCTTGCCAAGTTCGGTGTAATCAAGGCTTCCATCATCTTTAACAACTGTCTTTGCCTGTTCAGCAGTAATCTTAAAATTAGTCATAGCTGCTTCCCTCTGGTCTCTAATAGCATTAGATTTCTGTAAATCGGCTATCTGCTGATTAGCTGTATCTAAGGCTTTATTTGCTTTTTCAAGCTCTGTCAGATTACCAGCCTGCAAATCGTCAAGCTGCTTCTGTAAACTGTCAGCTGTGTCAGCCTTAGCCTTGTACTGCTTTGCCTTGTTTTTCTCCGTAGCAACTTCTGAATTGTTCTGATTAAGAAGATTTGTAATCTGTTCATCTGTTGCTTCTGGAAAAAGTTTTAATACATCTTCTCTTGTCATAATTACCTCCGTTAAACACACGCTTTTGTTACCGCAGGTCGCTCCTGCTGTGTTTTCTGCTATTTACCGCATAGCTGCAAAATGTATAAAATAAAAGCAGCTACCGATTATTCGATAACTGCCTTATTTTGCTGATTGTTATTGAGTTGATTAACTATCTTTTGCGCTTTTTGTTCTTGTGCTTCCACATCATCAATAGTCTTATATATATTATCAAGATATGGTTTTGATAAAAGGAATGTCTTTTCTGCATCTCCCCATAAACCAACTGTCTTAATTGCTATAAGTGGGTGTATGCCGCTTTGAAGCAACACTGTAAGCGTCTGCGCCTTGGTATACATATTATCTTGCGGACTGTGATTTATCTGTACATCAAAATCTCTGACCGATAGTTTTAAGTCTTCTCCCGCAAGTCTCAAGATGTTAAGAACCACTACAGCTAGACGCTTTTCACATGATTTGATAAGAGGGTCTTTCAGTTTTGCTCTTGATTTTGAGAAATCCCATCCATTTCTAAGCTCAACCGCTCCCTGTGTGTCTCCACCTGTATTACCTTGTTTGTTTGGAATAGCCAATATAGATAAAGCATTGTCTACAAAATCCTCTTTGGCTACTTGGCTTTGCGTTTGATTAAGCTCCTGTGTCATAATATCGACATCAGACTTGTTATCTTTATTCATTGACTTAACAACCAATGCATGGTTTTCTTTCATTTTTTTAAAAGTCTCTTCGTCGACTTCACAATTCACGAACTTAACCCAATATTCAACAAACTGCTGTATGCTATCCATTCTGTTGGACTGCATATTATTGGTTGCATCAAGCATACCTATAATAAGTTCAATGTCAGAAAGTCTTTCGTGATTATTCGGAAATTCTACAATAGGGATTTCGCCATATGTATGTAGTTTTGCTTCAACTACTTTGCTGTCAACAATTCTGAAAGACATAATGTCTGAAAATGCCATCTTATACCAGTTTCCATCTTCGTCTTTAAGTTCCTGCACAACAAGTATCTGTTCTTCAGTACTCTCATTATAAATAGCATAAGTATTAAGGGGCGTAGGTGCTACAATTCTGAATGGTACATCTCCTTTTTTAGGTTGGACTGCTTTAAAAGATGTTCCTGTTGCCGACTGCCACTCTCCAGCTTTAATATCTTTTTCTTGCTTATTGGCATCTGTCATAAAATCATTAAGTTTATCAACCGCTTTATTGATAGTTTCATCATCTTTGCGGCTAATAAACTGGATTGGCTCGCCATAGCTTTGTCCTACCTTGAATTGAACCCATTCATAAGCGTGGTTCTCGACAATTTTATTAATTATATCTTCATTAGACAGCTTGGTTCTGTATAAAACAGGTTGGTCGCCCTTGTAGTAATTCCACAGATACTTAATAACTGGCTTATTCCAATTAAATACACCTATAGTACTTCCAATAACCTTAACAACATTGTTAGCAGTTATTGTACCTACATTCGTATATGCGATTTTTCTACCATAACAACCTCTAACAAGGTCTTGAAAATACATTGTGTTCATATCTTGCTCCTAATAAAATGTCATACCGCTTGAACTTCTGCTTTGTGGTATTTCCTTAATTTGAAAATCATCATCATCGTTAGGCACATACCATATCCATTTGTGGCAATGCTTGCACGCTAATTTATGTGTTCTTGTGTCTTTGCTGTCTGCCTTAGTTAAGAACTTGTGGCAGTTCGGACACATTATTGATTTATCTTTATTCATATAAAAATTCATATTTCTACCTCATTGCATAACAAAAGCACCGTCGCAATTAAGCAACGGTGCCTCTCTGATAAAGGATTGTTTTATGTTTATGAAGTTTGCTTTTGCTCAATATAATAATACAAGATTTTTTCGTCACAATCGTAACAACTTTTAATTTTTTTCAATAAATCTTTGAAAAGCCATTTTTACGCTGCTTTCAGAATTGCCACCTATGATGTGTGCTATCTGAATCCAAGTCTTATTTTCTAAAAATCTAAGATTAATTATTCTTCTCATCCTGCTATCATCAATGCTTGTAATAAACTGTTCAACCTCATTGGTTTTTTCCAACAAATCATCTTCAAGTAACTGCAATGTGGCTTTTCTTGCATAAAGAAGTGTTTTCTTTCTGCTATACTCCGGAAATGGTATGCCCTCAATTTTGAAATGTTGTTTACCGCCGTCTCCGCCGCAAACAGAATCTACAACAGTTTCCCCGGCTTCAATTTTGCCTATATCTCTTTCAAGCCGTTCTATCTTTAGCCTTACTTCTTTTACTTCTTCCTGTAAATCCGAATATTGTGATAAAACTTCCTTTGTTACCATAATATCAATACCTCCTAAATGGATTTATAGCAGCTTCAACTTTAGCCGTTCTATTACCTTGGGTCATTCTTAATGCAAAGTTTGAAAAAACATCCGGAACATCATCCAGTTGCTTCTTGCCGGATACCGAATACTGTTTTAACAATGACATCATTATTCCATAAGGCTCATTGGGCTTATAAAGTGATTGGTCTTTGAAAATAATATGTTGTAAAATCCAGTTAGAACACTGAAAAATACGTGCTTCCTTATTTGTCTCTGTCGGTACATCAGTGATGTTGCATATCCACCCTTTATTTTCAACTCGCTTATTAACTTCCATAGCCACTCTGTCACCACCGGCATTACGCTCAAACTCACACTCTTGTACCTGATTATTGACTAATGTGTTTGACGCATTTTCATACTGCATTTCATAGTCTGCCGTATTATCGCACACGCAATCAACACAGTAATAATCCTCACCATATTTTTGCAGTATTGGCATAACAAAATAGTCTGTGCCTTTTCCTTTTGTATCGCATTGAGCTGTGATAATTTCCGGCTCGCCATGTGGAAGATTGAAGTATCTGCGGATTTTATCATCAGGAAACAATAGGCCCTCACGCTCGATAGGCTCCTGTTTATACAAACATCGGTAAGAGATTTCGTCCATGAGTAATTGTTGGTCCGCAAAAAATTCTTTTGTAAAACCGCCATATTCATAGTCAAAATTGCTTTCCCCTGTTGTCGGGTCCACATCAGGAACTGATATTGTTTTGACTCTCGGATTTCCAATATACATATTTTGAATGCGTCCGATAACATCATGTACGCTCCAACGAGTGGCAATATGTATCTCTTTACACGGCTTTCCGTCCGTATCTTGCGTCTTACGCTGTCTTGCGTCTACTGCGTATTTATCCCACAACTTATCAAGTATTGTAGGGTTTAAGGCTTCCTCAATTCCGCCTATCATATCATCAACTAGCAAAAATTTGCTTGCGCGGACTTTTCCGGCATTCTTACTTCCAACAGAAGTACATTGTACTGACGGAAAAGGTTTGTATTTGCCAATATTGAATTGCTCCATTTTAGCATTCGTGCTTGTAACTGATAGTTTAGGGAAAATGTCATGCCACGCATAATCATCATCATTGGTAACAATGTCGTATACTCCATCGTAGTACATTCGTGTAATATCGCCACTGTGTGAATAAAATAGGCTGTAGTCTTTTGGAAACCAACCGGCAACTGCCGAATGAAAAAATTTCTCAATCGTACTCTTTCCAGCTCCAGGCACTAGACTCACGCACAATATGTCGTATTTATCATCAATCATGCCTTGTAATGCGTCCACAAGTCCGATTTTGATTAGTTGTTTTCTACGTGGCATATAAAATCGGTCTTTAGGCTCACGCTTTTTCTCTATGTACTGAAAATAGCTGTCAACTATTTTGTTTTGAGCTTCAAGTAGCAAAACCTCATATTTTTTGTTTATCAGCTCATACGTGGTTTTGTGGTCGAATGCGTATTTTTCCAAATCCCAAATCGTACCGCCTGTTTTAGCTTTGCAGAAGTCCTCTATAAGCTCTTTTGCCCTCTTAGTAAGTTGTAGTCCATACTCAATATCTTTCTCGCCGTTTATGGCTACACTGCAAGCGTCTACATAGGCATCAATTACCTGTTCATCTATTCCATTTCTCTCTATGTAATTTTCATATCCATTGATTGTAGAAATAAGGCTCTGACTAGCCATAAGAAAAGCACCTCCACTTTTCAGCAAAGGTGCTTATAGACCTCTGCCTATAACTGTTTTAGGGTAGCGGCTAACTCTATTTGTTAGCCGGTAAAATTTTGTTAGAATAGTACATCATTGACAACCGGATGTAATTTCTGTACAAGTGCATTATAGCCGTCAATTACACATCTTGCCGGGGCTATGTATGTTTTAATGCCATATCTTTGCGCTGTATCTCTTTCGATATAACAGCCATTCCAATCACACGCTTCATCAATTCCAATGAATACATCAGCCTGTGCCAGCTTCTTAAGGCTCTCACCTAAATACCATACAGCCTCTTTACTGTCTTTAGGCGGGTTATCCTCAATATAGCTGTCGATAAGCTCTAATTCCTCACCCTCGTATATTTCAGCAATCTTTTTCATCTTCTGAATACTAGCTTTGATTTCTTCCTCTGTTCTGCCTTTCATCGGCACACTTACAAATAACTTCTTCATGTTCTCTGTCTCCTTTTCTATGTTTTATCAACCTTTATCTTTCTAAGGTCAGCGACTAACTCTACTTGTTAGCCGGTAATATATTTATTCACATTCTGAAAGTCTATCTTTTACAAACTGCTCCAACATACTAAATCCTTTTGGCTTTTCAATTCCTTTTCTTGCAAGTTCTGCAACTATTGTTTCCATTTCTTCTTTTACTCCTTGATAGGCAATTTCCATTCCTGATTTTATTTCGTTCATTCGGTTTCCTTTCTGCTGATAATCAGCCATTTAATTCCATTGCCATTCCATTTCCTCTTCGCTAAGATATTTATGTCTTACTCTATATCTGTCAATATTTTCTTCTGCAAATGTAATTATACTGTTTGCAAGTCTTACATAAACTTCGTATTCGTATTTTCCGTCTGATTTTTCCCACGTTTTGCAGATAACTCCTATGTCCGACTTGTTTACAACGACAATATCTCCAAAAAGAAATCTAGGTTTATTCATCTTTGCTACCCTCCACAATTCCATCAATTATTGCTCTTTTGAGAAATTCTTCGATATTTTCTCTTCCTCCACCAATAGGCATTTTATTATACAATTCAATAAATTGTTGCTTTGTTAATGGTTTCCAATGGGGATTGTCTCTTTTGCATTTAAAATTCATAACTCCCGGACCGCATACATATTGTTCATTTCCGTTCGTATCAACAAAGGGACCGGTACAAAGGTCACAGTTCATTATATGCTCACAAGGTTTTAGTTCGTGGCTATATCCGCTACAAAGCATTGTGTTCTGATATTCCATAATCTCGCTACTTCTCCTCACTATTCGCTAATGACTTTGTTTCCTCTAGGATTTTCATTGCTAACGCTCTTGAAAATTCATAATTATTTTTCGGGTATCTGCCTAGAATTGATTTTGCGTACTCATTGACTGCATCAACTGAAACATCAATACCAATAGTCATATCGTGAAATTCAGATGTTTCTATCGGTTTGCCATCATCATCGCCGATATGTTTAACATTATCAATCTTTCTGAATGTTTTCTTATCAATGCACAACACTTTTTCGCAAACATCAATACATTCTTTTTTCTTTTCGTCATTGGCACACTTGCCATCCGTATTGTATCGGCAAGTGGTAAAATTACAATTATTCATTTTTGATACACCCCATTCTGCCGCATATGTAATGGCTTCTTGTATCAGCGATTGTTTTACAATCAATAACATTGCCCTTGTTAAGGCAAGTTTCAAGATATTCGCATTTATCACACTCTGTATCTTTTTCTCTATATTTTCTCGGCTTGTATTCCTTGAAATCCTTGCACTTGTGATTTAGGCTTGTATCATTTCCTTTGGTGCAAGTGTAAACGGGATATTCTTCTCCTGTTTCTTCGTCAAAAATATAATCTTCTTCGCTGAATTTACATTTTGAACAATCACCCATTCCTCATAAACCTCTCAAAATCTTCCCTGCACTTAGGGCATAAATCGTATTGGATATTATCTCTCCATATAGCCATTGGAAACACTTCCCTTGCTAAATCTTCGGCTGTGCATATGCTTTTTTCGTAAAGAGGTTTTACCTCTCTTGTTTTGATATATACACATTTTTCATCGTAGCGTATTATTTCTTTTCCGCACCTGTCACAAGTGTGCCATTCTTTTTGATGTTTCATTCTTCCACCGCCTATTAAACCAACCCTAGCATACATAAAATATCAAGCCCCGATATTCTCTCTGCACCCTTTCTTGTGTGCATAAGAATTTCTTTAAGCCTTTCATTTTCTGCATTGCTGTATTTATCTTTGTTATATGCTTCTGAAAAACAATAATATTTGCAATATCCGTAGCCCACACCAAGCATGTTCCCATGAATACTCTTTCCGACAATATCATAATATTTTGGCACTTTTAAAATATTGTGTTTTTCATCTAGGGTACATTCCTTTTGCTCTGCTTTCAGCTTTGATTGAAGATATTTCAGAAAACTTTGTATATCCTGTTCTGATTTTGAAATATATAAAATAGTTTCTGTCATTCTTCCACCAACTTTCTAAGCACCATACATAAACATATTTCCAAAATGGAAATCATTTATTGCTTTTTCTAATTCGTCTTTGTACCTAAATGGACTTAAAGGGCTTTTTATTTCTTCCCTCAATACAGGTGACATATTGTCTATTAAAATGCCTTGTGTAGCACTTGAAAGATTTTGTGGTGGCAAATCCGCTAAAGCGCATAACTCCATTCTTTTATGGTCGCATTTTTCAGATTTGGGGCAACTTTTACATTTTTCTGCTAATTTACTTAAAGGTTCTGCCATCATTCCACCAACTTTCTACCGCAGATAGGGCAATAATTGATTTCAAACTCTCCCTCTCCATATTCTTCACCGCTGTTGTCATAACAAAGTTTATAACAATAGCCATAATTAGTTGATTCTATATATGCTCTGCCATATGTATAGCCATTTTCAATCTTCTTCTTTTTACCATTGCAAAATTCACACATATCACTTCTTCCCCCATAAATTATCTGGTAATTCCTCGCCACCATAAATCTTGTTAGCATATTTCTTAAATGTTGGTACGCTACAGCCTGCTACTTTTGCCGCCTTTACTTGTGAAGCCTGCCCTGATATGTATAAGTTAATTGCTTCATAGAATTTATCTTTGTTTAGTGGGTGTACGCCCATAGCCATAATAATCACTCCTATCTATATTTGTTATAGATTGTTAATGCCATTAGTAATTCCCCAAATGCAAAAACTAATAAGCCTGCCAAACCAGCCATATTATTTATTAAGTAAATCAATGTGAGATTTATTGCTGTTAGTATCGCTTCCACTATTTCCTTTTTCATAAACATCACTCCTTTACATTTCTATAAATCTATTTGCCAGCTTGCCAAGATATTCAGCATTGGCAAAATGTGTTATTGAGTAGTTAGTGCTTTCTCTATGTTCTCTGATGAAATGGTCGTTAATCATTCTCTGTAAAACTGTAATGCCTTTATCGTCTATTTCGTATATAGCGTCAGCGTCGAAATGTCCGTGTTCTGTATCTGTGATAGTTGATAGGACTGAACATACATTCTTTAATGTCTTGTCTGTAAGTATTGGGTGTACTTTGTGGAAATAGATTTCATATAACTGCATATACATCTTAAATCCATCCTTAACACAATCACATATAGCTGAATTATCTATGTTGTTGTCACAGATGTTATTAAACCTATCAACCATATCTTTTTCTTTAAGCAACATTTCATCTCTTGTGACAGCTCTTGCCGTCGGTTTCTCTGAAAACGATGTATGTACCTCTCCATCAATGTTAATTGATGTATTATCCTTATTAGTAATTTCTGAATTATAATCTCTGTTTATATTCTCTGTAGTAATCTCTGGTAATGGTCTGTCGTTTTGTCCTTCTCGACAGGTCATTCTGTCCTGCCGGTCTGTCATATTGTCTTGTCGATTTGTCATTCTGTCCTCATTGGAATTAAATTTATCCACAAGTTCCTGTAGTTTCTTAGTATTTATTGTGTACCACTTTGTTTTATCAATAGCTAATTTATTGTAATTAGCTGATATAACAATTCCTTTACTTTCAAGCCTTGTGAATGTTCTCTGTATCGTTTTTTCACTCCAATATGGAAAATTATTAATTCTCCAATCGCTGTATGAGTTGTAAACCCAATATTTACCATCAACAAGGTTCTTTTCAGCTTTTTTATTAATTTCTATCCAGTAATTTAGCTGATTAAGCACTATTGCTTCGTTTAAATCTCCCAAAACAAGTGCTAAATCGGTGTTTACAATAAGTGTCCTTGATTTGTCAATAAATAATTCTTTAAAATTCATAAATTACCTCCTGTGAAAGATAATAGCACTCCGCTTGTGCTTAATCTGTGAATAACAAAACAACAAACAGGCAGTTCACAGGTCTGCTTTTCGGTAGCTAACCTAGTTTGTTGTAATCGGATAGACAGGACTTGAACCTGTGACTACTTGAATAAATCAAGCGTTACTCCCAACTGAACTACTATCCGTTGTACAGTTTCTTGTGTTGGAAAGTATTTATGGCACTTCATTACACTATCTGCCATCCTGTTCGCAAATCAACCAACACAAACATTTTAATTATTTCAGCAGGGAATACTGCAACGCCTGCTTATTCGGGAGCTACCCGACAACTTGCTATGGTGAGGATTTGCACCTCCACATGACACTTAAGACGAGTTATCTAAGTTGCAGATTTCAACTCATAAATCTACTGCAATACTGGCTACCTATTTCAGCACATAGCAACTTACTCACACCTCTTAACCTAGGATAAGTCCGCAAACAGCATTACGCACGCAGACCCAAGAAGTGCTTTCAAAACGCCGATATCGTGAATTGAACACGAACAACATTTCTGTTGGATAGCTTAGCAAGCTACTGGAATACTTTTATCCCATATCGGCAAAGTGGAGAAGATAGGAATTGAACCTACAATGTTTACCGCAAGGGAACAGATTTACAGTCTGCCGCAACACCGCCAATCGTTGCCGCTTCTCCAAAACGCCGTGTCAGGGAATCGAACCCCGGAGGCTTTTACGCCCAGACAGTTTTCAAGACTGCTTCCTCGACCAACCGGACACACGGCATATGCCGCCTGTAACGGCTATCAAGAATTTTGTAATAAATAGTCGGGGGTATTAAGAAAAATCCTTGATAAGTTGAATTTCACACCTCTGTGCGAGGTAAAACCTCTCGGATAGTCTTGCACTACCCTTAACTGAACAAATCCAAAGAGGTAAATATTGAAAGGAGGTCCATCTTGGTTGCAAAGATAGACTGTCAATAAAAAGTAAGCTGAACTACACTTATCAGAATCGAACTGATGCTGTCGCAATCAAAATGCGATGTGCTAACCAATTACACCAAAGTGCAATATTCTATATTAATCCCCATTCTTCATCGGAATAAGAATTTATATCTTTTTTCTTAAAGGGAAGATTGTATTTTATGCACCATTTCACTATAGCTTTATCAGAGACATTAAATTCTTTTGTAATTTTAACAAAAGGTTCTTTTCTTATTTTATCTTTTAAATCTCTCCTTGAAATCAATATTTGATTATTCTCAACTCGTCTTTTGCCCTCACATTTATTACAGCGAATCGCTTTTAAATTAATTTTTTTGCCACAGTCAATACAATATTTTTGAGAACTTCTTTTTTTATTCCTGCCATTAGTTGTAGGTAATTGCATGTTGCAGTTAGGACAAACCCATCGAAGATTTTCGAGCCTATCATCGGTATTGTGTCCGTTAATATGGTCGAGAATTAAGACAAGTGGTTTCTCTTGCCATATAGGTTTCATTCCACATATTGAACATTTATATTCTGTGTATTGCCCTTTTTTATACCAATGTCTTAACACTCTTTGTGTTGCAGTAGAGTTTTCAATAAAAACATTTTTTTCGTTTCTTTTAATGTGTTCAAGATTACTGAAATGGCTATAGTTAATACCATATTTGTCTAACCTACTTTTGACAGTCTTATGATTAGAACCACTACGAGTATTATAACCAAGTTTTAAAATTAAATCATTAAATGAATTACTTTCAGCAACTAATTGGGTTAATTGCTCAAGAGTAAAATCATCCATCCTTGCTTTTGACATTTGATTGTTCTCCGTTTTTAAATCCTGTGCCTTACCGCTTGGCGAAAGGGCAAAAATGTGATTTATTCTCTGACATATATTCATCACTGCCGCAGTGTACTATTCTTTGTAACCATTTATACGCATTGGTCAGACACGGCATTAAATATTATTTTGATAATTCTATGTACTTGTCAATGTACCACTTAGCTTTTTTAATATCTTCTAAGCCATTCTTGTTGCCAGTGCGGTAGTTATACTTAAAAGCATTAAGCAAGCAAAATGTCTTTACAGCTTCAACACCAAATATCTCAAGCATAACATCTATGCACTCATATTTACCGGTTGCATAATGGCTAGGATGATTAACATTGTCATTTACCGGTTTTTCATTGACGCTAGGTGCAACATCTTTGAGAGGTGTAAAATTGTTATTTTCCCCACCACTTACAACGCAATCATTACATGGTCGCTGATTGAATAGTTTCAGCCTATTTTCACAATTAAGGCACATATTTATTATATTTCTTGATTTCATTAGACATCACCTGCCTGTCTGTGATTAGCTTTGTAAGTATCAAATCCCTCTGGGTATCTTGCTTTCAGCTTATCAATGTTAATCTGCATGATTTCATCAAGGCTGAACTCAAAAGAATCGCACATCAAAGCTAAGTACCAACATACATCGCTGATTTCACGCTTTAAATGTTCGGCATCTAACTGCTTTTCATGGAAAATCCATTTCTTAAGCATGTCGTTAAGTTCTCCAACCTCGCCGGATAAACCTAATGCAGCATTAAGAACACCACCTAATTCAATCTCTGGCGTATCTTCACCGCGATTACCAATCTTTAAGTTATTAATCTTATTCAGAAGCCTATCTCTGCTCCCTGCATTTCTAACTCCTAACTCTTTTTTATTTTTTAAAATTTTTTGGAATTTACTCGGCTGAATTAGCCGTTTTGATGTGTGTATTTATTGAATATCTTGTGAATAATTAAGATGTGTCTATTATACACCTATCTATCAGATTTGTACAGTAGATTTATTGATTATATTATATGGGTTATTATCAAAGCTATATATTAATAAATATAATGGTTATTGCATATAGTTTAATAAATTATTATTGGTTGGTTATGTATATATAAATATATATAATAAGCCTTTTTATCTTTGGGGTTTTTTGAGTGACTTAGTTAGGCTCGCAATGCGTGGATATATAACCCCCACGCCATGCGTTTGTGAATAATGCACAATGAAATCATCCAAAGCAGAGCGACTGCACAATGAATAATTATCATACAATCGCCATCAATCCGCTTGTTTACTGGCTTTGTCGTGCTTTTATCGTTCAAATGTTCTGTTTTATCATTTCGCTAAAGTCTAATTTAGCGAAATGCTGTTATCTTAATCCAAACGGCTACAACCCGCTTGTTTACTGGCTTTGCGGGATTTCTTGTACATCTTGCACAATGATTTCTTGTTGTGCAATTTGACGAATATTAGAGCCTTGAGCGTCTCCGGATGTGCCAAGCTGCGGAAGGTCTGCGGCTGTTTTAATGGCTTTGGCAGAACTTTCTCTGCTGACACCTGGAAGATTCCACGCAAAATGTCTGTTAAGTATTGCAAGGATGCCGACAGGGTTTTTATTGCCGGTTGCGAGCTTGTTCGATAAGCTTTCTTCGCGAAAAAGACGCAGTTTTTGCACGATGTCGAAGCCTTTTGTACTTAGTTTTCTCTCATCTGCTCCCCAGTCCATTAAGGTATCGTAATTAATACCAGTTAATAAACTATATCCCATTATACTACATTCTTTATCATATACAGAACATAAATAATAATATATATATAATATATACTCTAATTTATCTAAATCATACATATAAAAATTACTGTTCATAATACAATTAGTATTATTTTTATTAATATTATTACTTAACTTTAATATGCTTTTATCACTGAAAACATATTTATTAATATACATCAAGGCGGCATTCCATCGGCTTTGTGGTTCTTTGGTCATGTCTTCGATATTGTGTTCTTCGCAAAACTGCGATAAATAAAGTTCTATGTCGTTTTGAAATACTTCGGGCGTGTCTGGTGTTCCCTGTACTTTCTCCATGTGTTCCCCTTTCCGCTGGAGCTGTTCCAGCTAATTATATTATTAATATAAATAAAAACACCCAATAACTATTATATAATTATCGGGTGTAAATTTTGTATATTTAATTATTAGCATAATAACACAATAAATATAATTAATCAATAGGCATTAAAAAGCGATGTATAACAGATATACACCGCCTAAATCATATTATCTTCTTTTATTAATCGTCTACTATTTCAGCCGCTAAAACAGCTATTCGCCGCTTCATTTCTTCGGTTGAACAGGTTTCGTTGTAATAATCGCCAGATATAAGTGTATAGTCGTCAGTGCGCTGTTTTTCAACATT